CGAACCAATAAATCCTGTTTTCATCCACCATGATAATGACCAAACGTCTTGATCTGTAGGAGATGCAAATGTTCTGCTAAAATATTCTTCATTAGCTACGTTAAACAAAGCAGACTTAGCTATAGTAAAAGTATCTGTAAACGGCTGGAAAGCTCCAACTCTTTGAGTAGCACCATTGCCTTCATACAGGACGGTCTGGAAATATTTGTTGGTATCTGATGCTGTACGAGATGTGGCAGATGCTATGTTCGTTGTAGATGGGGCATTAAAACCTGATGTTACTGTTCTGTTAAAACTGTCCTGACCCCAATTCGTTGTCCAGATAGCTCCACTGTCATTGCAAGTTGCTTGAAAAAGATAGTAGTCTTCGGAAATACTTAATCCATCACTAGCTTCATAAGTCCCAAGTAGTGATCCACCGTCATACCATTTTATTGTTGGAGTATCGAAATCAATTTCACAAGTTATGATATCACCATTAGAAATATCTGGGTCAGTTTCCGTAACAACAACACTACCGTTGTCATAAATTCTGCCAGAGTTTCCTTTGAGGAACATCTCCATACCTAGCCAGCCATAAGCATCTCCACTTAGAGCAGGGGTGCTTCGAAGTTTAGATACGGGGATTATCCCCATCGCGGCTGTGTCAATAATTGTATTAAAAGTTGCTTCAAAGACCCACTTGCCAGAACCGGGAACTCCAAATGTTGGTATTCCAGTAGTAGTGCCGTTAGCAGAGGTAAGTGCTACTTTCCTATTACCTTCAGAATAGGTCACGGTACTGGAACCACTATTCCACTTTGCATTAACATCTAATACTGGATATAAATTTGTTGGGGTGTGGTCTGATGTAACCACCGTGTTATTATTTGTCCAATTATTTCCTTGACCACTGGCATCAGTCTGAGCATTTGTTTCGTTATTAAGATAAAAACCATTAGTTCCAAATGTTAATGCTTGAATCTCTGCGGAACTTTTTGGTGTCCAATATAAACCAGTTGAATCAAATTCTCCAAAACTGGAAGCATCCGTAACGGCTGTTCCATCCAAGAATACTGTCTCAGCAGTGTAGCCGTCATTGCTAAATCCTGATCTATTGATCCATTTTCCTACGTTGTGGGCAACTGTATCATTAATAGACATAGTTTCACTAGCGGTAGGGTGATGAACTGTCCCTGCCGTTGTAGTGTATTTAACACCATTAACAAATATTCTAATTCTTTCTGATTCTAGGGCATTACTGGAATCGTAAACTGCTACAAGATTATACCAACCTGATGGATCTCTCCAGTAAGGTGCATATTCCTTTAAAATTGTCCATCCACCTGAATTATCGTAATTCCCAACGGTTAATTGTCTATTGTTAAAGTAAACCATTGATGCTCCAAGAGGAGTTCCTGATCCGTTATATGCTGTGAAATAAGCAGTGCCGTTTGTCCATGTTGAAAATGTCCATGTTGTTTGACTGCCACCACTGCTAGGTGTTCTGGAAAGATATTCGTCATTACCGACGACATATAAAGCAGACTTTGGAACAGTAACTATAGTATCGCCACCTTGAGCAGCTGCTCCCATTAATAACGCATTATTAAACATTCTTAACTATACTCCTGAGACAATACTGATTGAACTGCTGTTGATGTTCGTACAATATAATCTAATCTATCAACTGCTGCTGCACTTGTCGAGAGAGTTGGAGCCGTTCCTGCTGGAAATTCCCAACTGCTTCCATAACTCAAAGTTCTTGAACCTGTCCCATCTTGAATAACAAATATACTGCCTACTTGTCCGGGTACACATTGAGTGGGATTACTTAAAGCTCTATTACCACCTAATGTTAAACTAAAATTCTGTCCATTATTAAAACTAAGAGATACACTGGCTGCATCTGTTAAACTAACAATATCTGCAATAGCGTTCTTTGCTATATGTATCTGTCCTAATGGAGAAGCCACACCAATTCCTACAGAAGTATGAACGTATAAACCACCGCCAATACTAACATTACCACTTATTTGAGCAGATGTAAGAACAGCATATCCACCTGAAACATTTGTAGCAATTCCTGCTGAAGTCGCTTGAACTCCTGTTAAATTACCCCCACCACCATAGAATTGTGTAGCCGTTACATTTCCTGTAACTGTCATTGAAGAAACAGATACATGATCCTTAAACGTTGCAGAAGTTCCAACTAAAGAACCACCAATACTGGTTATACCCGTTACAGCTAATGTACTTGAAGATACATGATTACTAAAAGTAGCAGATGTTCCTACAAGAGAACCACCAATACTGGTTATACCCGTTACGGCTAAAGCACTTACTGATACTTTATCTCCAAAAGTTGCAGAAGTTCCAACTAACGAACCACCAATACTTGTTATACCTGTGACGGCTAATGTACTTGACGATACATGATTACTAAAGGTTGCTGATGTCCCAACAAGAGAACCACCAATACTGGTTATTCCCGTTACAGCTAATGCACTTACAGAAACTTTATCTCCAAAAGTTGCAGATGTTCCTACAAGAGAACCGCCAATACTGGTTATTCCACCTACTGTTAAAGTTCCAGATATACTTACATTTTCGAAACTAGGACTTGAACTGGTATTGACAACTTGAGATGCAGGAAGAGTTACAAATACATCTTTTGTACCTGCTGTAAAATTAATTGCTGATCCTGTGCTTGAAGAAAGAAGAGTTGTTCGAGCTAAAGTATTTCCACTTGAAGAGTAAGTTCCAATACCTACTTCCCACTCATCCGAAGACTGATGCACGATTGCGTAATACGTTGTGTTTGTATTACCAATAGCACTACTAAAATCTACAAATGAACTGACTGCACCTGCTAATGAAACAGCCCCTGTTCCTGTCGTAGTGGTTGTTTCTTTTACCCGATCTTTGATTACGAAAGCCATATTATATACTGCCTTTCTTTTCTAATTTAATCGGATAACAGCACTAGCCGATGTTGCAGCTGGTACAACGAGCTTAAACTCCCCGTTAGTTGCTGACTTTTCTCCACCAAAATCATATACTGCGATAATACTTTTACTACTGTGACTATCATTATAAATAATACAGCCATTCGCTGAAAAAGTAGCACTAGACCAACTAACATCTGCGAAGTCTACAACTCCCGAAGAATCAACTGTACTAACTGAAACTGTTGCTAGAGTCGCTCCTCCTGTTGTATATCCATTTCCGTTAGCAAGCTGACTTGTTACGGACGCATATGTATTAGGTCCACCAGCAGAAACATTCTGAGAAGAAGAAACAAGAATACATTTTAGTGTATTACTTTGAAGATTATGTTCTGCAAGCATTACCTCAGATTTAAATTGGTTATTTACACCTGTCGTTATTGCCATTTTCTTTTAGTCCTTTTTTTTACGTTCCTGATACAACAAATTGTGGAAAGTAATTTGGAATCGAAGTTGTCATTGCTGGAGTCCAAGTACTACTCACATATGGTAATTTCTCTTCTGGTCGTGCATCTTGTAAAACATATGGTGCGCGAATACGAGGAGACTTATTTTGAGGATGGTTCTCAAGATTATAATTACCATCACTCTCATCAGGACCGACAACAAATCCTGTTGATTCTTTTATCCTTTGATCATAAGGATATCTAAACCCACTTTTATCACTTATAAAATATGCTCTTACCATATCATTCTACCCCTTATACAAATCTTATAGAAGGCTTGATAAGCATTGCTGCACGTTCTCTATCTTCTGCCATTGCATTAGAAAGAAGTAATTCATACTCTGCCTTCAATGCTGCCACTCGTGTAGCTGGTATGCCCATTCGTTTAAAACCCAGATAATATGCAAGTCCCATTGTTAGACAAGGTAAGTAACGATATGGAACATCAGCATCATCTATTGATTGTTCAAAATCATAAAAACGTCTAACACTGTGCATACGTATCAAGTCCGTACTATTCTCAGGTGCGGGCCATACTAAAACAGATACAGCATCCCTTCCCTTCATAGTAGCATATTGCAGACATCTTCCTTGTGTTGTTTTGTCAGGAACCTTTAAATATTCTTCAGCACTGATACGAGTCATTTGAATATCATTAGTTCCTCTTCTCGACACAGCTTCGGTTACAGCCATCGTTGTGCTTGGAAGTGAATAAGTAGCGGTCCCTTGTACCAAAGATAGATTGATAAATTCTGTTGTCCACAACAATATGCCCCGGTTCTGCCAATCACTTAATAAAAGATTTAAAGAACGTCGAGCCGTTATTCCATCATTACCTACAAATGGAGGACCACCTAAATGTTCATATGCTTCTGATATTATTTCGTCAATGTCGAGATTAAAGTCTTGGCTTGTAGAAACTGCCATAATTTAAAGCCTATCTTTTAATTAATTTTGTAACAATCCCGGTAATAAATTTGACAGCTTTTGTAATTATATTTACGGGACAACACATGCAACCGCATTCGCATTCAAATTTTTTCATGGTTTATCCTAATAAAAATGTAGCAAATCCACCAGACGGAAGAGTAACATGAAGCTTATCTTTTACTCGTATTCCTAAATCTGGTACATAAACGTCTGAACTACTACTTACACCAAGAGTTTGTTGGTATATAATTGTACCACTAGCCGTTCCATTACGCACTACCATATCTCCTTTAGTAGCTGCGGTTCCCCAACTTAAACCCCGAATACGTGTTGGATAGTCAGTAGCAGTTGCGGTAGCTGATACATAGACTGCATTTATAGCTGTAGTCATAACACAAATTTCCCTTTAACTGAATTATTCATTATCTATAATAAAAGAGGGATGCCTTTTTAACAAGCATCCCCCTGATATTTTTAGTCAATTAAGATAACTTAATCTTAACCAGTGTTGCCGTAGAACCCACGCCAATCTGACCAACCAAAGCTATAACGCTCACGAGCTTTAAAGCGAAGGTTACCAGTATCGAAGTCTGGCTCCATTTTGGTTCCAAGAGGTGCGCGAACGAACATCTTAGTACCATTAGGCACATCAGTTTTTACAAACCAATCATCTGTACCCGAAAAGCGATGATTCACGAAATCGCCTTGCGGAATTACACCCATGCTACGAACAGCATTAACGTCGTTTGTGTTTGTAACACCAGCAACATTACCAGCAACACCTGCTAGATTGTTACCGTAAACAACCGTTGTAGTTGAGAGAGTGGATTTTAAAATCTTTTGAGCCGTAAATTGAAGATCTGGTGGGATATGCAATGAAACAGGCATAGCACCAATCAGAATATCACGATCATCTTTTGCTTTTTGAATCTGTATAACCGCAGTTTCAAGTGAAGCTTCAGATAGATCAGCAGCTGTTAAAAGATTACTTTGGACACCAGCTTGTACTGGGTGAGCAGCGGAGAATAAAACAACTCCATCCCCACCTAGACCAGCGGTGAAACCGTTATTGAAGATAGCAGCTGCTTTTGTTTGCTTGGTAGCAGCCATTGAACGTGCAAGAGACTTTGCCCGAATCTTGGCAAAAGTATCATACAAGTTATCTTCCATTGCTTCTTCAGTTACAGCAAATGCCAACGCAATTGTTTCATGCGTGTAGCGAGATGCCCAACTTTCACTTGCACTCTCGTAAGAGACTGCTGCCCCTTCAGCTTTAACCGGGGCTTCACCGAAAGCAGTCATTAAGACTTCTTCTTCGAAAGCACGGTCAGAGTTTTCAATTTCAAAAAGCGACTTATGCTCTTCATCAATTGAACCATACTCTAATCCAAAGATAGCGTTTAAGCCGGGAAGAAGCTGTTTACCAATACTAGCGCGATTTATAGCCATTTAATCAGTCCTCCCTTAGTTAGCGATTGAAGCAGCATAATCAAGATGATTAGAAAGACGAACTAACACACGAGTATTAGCTTGATTCCAATCATTACCTTCGACTTCCCACAAACCTACAATACGTAGTGGATTTGAAAGAGAAGTACGAGAGGTTACTTGAACTGCCCAAGCGGATTGCCCTGTATAAGTATTACCAGCAGAAATCTCAACAAAAAAGTTTTGAGTTTCCAAATCACCGATAGTTACAGTGGCGTTACATTGCATTTGATAGATAGATGCAGGATCGTCCATAACGTGCGCCCATGCATAACTATCTGCGGATGAAGTACCAGAAGGCCAGTAGTTAGACCATGTTGGCTGTTTTGAATTAGGGTCTACATATTCAGCCCCTTGAAAAACACCAATAGGTCGATCTGCTGTCACTGATACTGGTTGGATGTAACCAGCACTAACTTTGACTAGATCTCCACGATAGATTGTGTCACCATAAGTATTAGCAATCTGATACTTGTTAGTTCCCATACTATTTGGAGCAGAGCCACGTTTACGTACTGGAACAGCACCATTAAAAGCTTTTGCTAAAGCCATAACAATGTTCCTTTTCTGTAAAAGTTAAAGTTTAAGAGTCAAACGAGGCACTTTTACCTGTTGACACCCGTGACTTGCTTGAATCAGTAATAGGCATCCGACGATCAGGATGATCATTCATTAAACGTCTAGAGATAGCGTCTTCCATTTGTTGAGTACGTTCTCTTTGTTTAGCTAATATAGCTTCGTGGTATTCTACTCGTTGTTTAGCGAGGGCTACGTCACCTCGTAGTATACAACCACTTAGATGTCCTTCTTCTTTTACTTTAAAACCCGAAGATAATTCTGGACAATCTTTAGCCATAACAAAAGTCCATCCTTCACGTTCTTTCCTTCCTATGTTCTGATGATCCTCTTGACCATCCAACATAATCCGAACCCAACGTAAAACATGTCCTTCTGACAAGAACCTTTCTTTAATATGTTCTGGAATTTGAAGCCAATCATTATCTTCAATTGCTGACATGATCGCATCGTGAGATAAATTTTCCCGTTCTTCCATCATTCTTGTCGTATTACGGCTTGCCACATCCGTTCTTGAACTTTCTGTTTCGTCTTCTACTTTTTCTATTGATTCAACCATTTACTTTCTCCGCACGTTATATGTTTAAACTACAGTCGTATAATCGCCATCAGATCGCTCTGCTTTCGCTTTCTCAGCTGCATATCTATCAAGTGGTATGCTCCATTTTTTAGCTAATCTTACATCTTCATTTGTAAGCTTAACTTTATTTTTAGAGGCTGGAGAATGCGACCTTCCAGCTACCACTTGTTTAGGCTTTTTCGGAGTTGCCTCTTCCGAACTTTCAGAGTCACCAAACTTATTTGGCAATTCTTCTTTAAGACGAATATCTACCTTTTCATAAAAAGTAGGATCACTTGGATCTTCGCCTTTCTCTTTTAGTTCTGCGTCAATGGATAAAGCAACAGCTGTTGCCGTTCTATCTTTACCGAACCAATCATTAGATTCAGCCCAATCTTTTGCAAGAGGATCAATATAAGGAACACTTTTTTGAGACTCACGTTCCTGTGTTTGCTGCTCTTGTACTGAACTGTATTCTTCTTGTTGTTGTTTGATCCACTGTTTACGCTGATCCAACAACTTTAATTCTGCTCGTGCATCGGCAACTTCTTCTTGAGCAGCTAAAACATTTTCTCTGTTTCCAGAGTCATAAGCTTCTTTAAACTTATTTCTTGCTGACTCAAGACTTGCTTGAACTTCGCCTTCTTTTGCGTCTGCTAATGCACCATCATAATCAAACTTAATCTTTCCAGCTTCGGACATTTGATTACGTAATTGATTTATCTCTTCCTGCTGATGATGGAGTTGTTCGTCACGTTCTTTTCGTTGCTTTATTAATTGACGAATTCTTTTTTCAGCACCTTTTGTTTCAATGCCTTCTAATTCTGGTTCTTCTTTATTTTCAGAAGGAAGTTCTGCTTCAACTTGAACTTCAGGCTTTGTTTCTATTTCAACCCCTTCTTCTGTTTCAATCTCTAAAGAGGGAGCAGGGGATGATAAATCAATATCTACCCAATCACTATCATTATCAGCTGTCATTTACCTTTTCTCCGCAGTTGCGATTCTACGTTTACGCTACCAATGCATACATAGGGTCTACATCAGATGGGTCTTCTATCTTCATTATGACCTGATCATCGTAAATAAGCAAGAACCTAATTCCTTGATATATAAACTTTTGACCAGTATGTTTACCATAACATACAAAGTCTCCTTCTTTACACCATGATCCAGAAGGAAACTTACCTTTATCTTTATACGCTAAATTACCAACCTTTACAACCCTACCAACTGTTGTAAGATATTGTATATCTTCTACAAACTTATCTGGCATTATTATTCCACCCTTTGTTTCTTTTCGGATGGCAGTAGGTCTTATTAATATATGATAACCGGGAACTTCTGGTAAAACGTCAGGATCAGGAACATCATTAGCTGTAATCCATTCATCATTCTGGGTTGAGTTTGCCATGTTAGGTTGGAGCATGTTATCTATTCCTCATCTTCTTCAAGTTGATCCATAGTCTTTAAAACATACTCATCTATCATATGTAGAGATCTTGTCAACCCCTCTATCATTCCTGTTAAGTTTTGATACTGCTCCCAATCTTCACATAAACCATTAGCTAATTGTTCTGCTATACGATCTATTTGGTTCTGTATTAAAGCTTTAATTTCGTCTAAATCAGAAAACATCTATTCTTTTTCTTTCACAATAGGAATGTATGTTTTTCTGTATTTATCTTTTAAATATTTACAGAGGCCACTCCAATACTCATCCCAATTATCGTAATCTTTCTCTTGAGGTTTTACGATACTATGGTCTATACCTTCTTCATCCGTAATTGATGTAAGCTTTATGTTCATTAGCATTAATTAACTTATTACCTTTAATATGTCAATAATCCCTACACTAATTGTTGCATAAGTTACTATTGTAAATAGTGCTATCATGTCTTTCTCATCTTTGCAAAAGTCTTTGCTAAGTTAGCCTGTTTACGAGTTCTTGGGTTTTTACTTTTAGCTGCTTTATTAAGCTGTGCTTTGGTAATTTTTTTACCCTTTTTAACCCCAAGCTTTTTACGTAAAGCACCGGGACGTTTAACCGCACCTTGAATCCAATCTTTTTTAGCCATGATGTTATCCTTTACCTTTCTTTAGATGATTTAATTGTTTAGCCATTAGGATGCTTTCCGTTATGCATTCTTTCTACTGCTGACATTCTTGCTTTTATATCTTCTAATTCCGTTAATATTTTTCCTAACTCTCTATGCCGTCTTTCAAGATTATCAGGACTTAGTATGTGAGATAATACTTTTATCTGTGAAGACTTAACAGCATCTCCTGCTTCTACCGTATCCAGTTTATTATAAATCTCCTGAATATTTTCTTTCATTTCGTCACGGCTCTTTAACAAGTTTCTTACTTGTGTTCTCACAAGCATCCATGCTCCTGATAAAGAAGCAAGAACCGCACCTAACTGTAAAAGCATTCTGCTATCTAATTCAAGTGGTTCCATGTTGTTTGTGACCCTTTAAATTCTTGTTTCTTTTTAAACTTTTTCTTTTTCAGTTCTTTCTCTATTTTATCTGGGTCTTTAATTGTACATTTTGAAACAGCCGACACAAGAGGAAATTGATTAGAAGAAGCTTGAATTATATTTGCTCCTCTTATATAACACTCTTCAACAGTAGCATAAGGACCAAGCTCATCTTGTAATAAAGTAGGACATGGTTGTGAAAATATACATAGTACAACAATCGAATAAAACATTATGTTAAATTAAATAAATTACCCTCTGCTGCTCTTCGTCTTACAAGTCCTTTAAGGGGCTTACCGTTTTGGTTAACCCATCCATTCTCAAAAGAAAAAGCTTGGTTATGGAATTCTTCAAAATCTCCTTTATTTAATGCTTTTAAGGCATTACTGCGTGTAAAAGCTCCTATTCCTATATTATCTACAAGAGATATAATTGCTGTTTTTTGATTTTTAGATAAAGGAACTTTAACCAATTTATCTATTTCTTTACCTACATCTTTAAGCCTGATAGATAAATCATCTCTTGCATCTTTTTCTGTAACATTTTCTTTTCCAGATTGAGTATCTCCATAACCTACTGTCCATATTCCTTGCTGTTTTTCATAATCGGTAGCGTGGTAACGATCTCCTTCAAATTTTTCAAACTCTGCTACTACATCAACTGGATTAACATTCTTTCTAAACTTTTTTAAACCTTTCATGGAAAACCTCGACTTATTAAATAATTCTTTTTGAACTTCAGGAACAGCCTGACTTACTCTTTCAAACACCCGTTTCATTCCCGGAAATGGACTTTCCATTACACCAAGCGGAGGTTGGCTTCCCGGTTCAAATGTTTGAGGTGGAGTACTTCCTGCTAAAGATGGTTTGAGGTCAGCAGGTGCTACATTCTGTGGCATACCCGGAACAGGCTCACTCATAGACGCAAGTGTAGGTACTTCTACTGTTTCTCCTAATCCTTGTGGAAAACTATCGGCTAAAGCTTGTTCTCTTGCAGCTTTTGATCTTTGCCTTCTACGAGTTGACATTGCTCTAGGAAGATTAGAGTCTATATCTGATGCAGTACCAGCTGCTCCAATATCGACTCCTTCAGGAGTTGGACCTTCTAAATCACCAATACCAATATTTTGATCTGAAGGAAATGGTCCTTCTAAATCACCAATACCAATATCTACTTCAGGAGTATCTCCTTCGACATCTACTTGTTCGTAATTATCTTCAAGATCAACTGCTCCTTCTGGAACATAAGTTTCTGCATCTGGTCCTTCATCTGTTTTTACAGGAAGAGTCATTTTAGGTGCTTTATACTTTTCTTCCATTGCTATTATCTTATTATACTTCTCCATATCGTTTGGATCTGTAGACATTGTTAAATCATGTTTATAACTTTCCCACACATCCATAATCATTTCGTCGCGTGTTCTCTTTTTCCCTCCCCCAATAGCAGCAAGTAATCCTTCCATTACATCGTGAACAGGTCCAGTAAATCCTTCTTTACCACCCCTACTCTGTAAATACTCTTGAAAAAGATCTTCATGTTCAAAGGCTCCATACGGAGTACCGCCCGTTTGAAGTTGAACTGCACCGCCTGACGCATATCTCTTTTCATTCATGCGTTTGTCAATCATTAAGTCACGTTCTTCGGAAAGGTTCTTTAAAGATTCAAGAATAAGTTTGGTATCCGTTTCACGAATAGAAATGTCATCCCTGATTTTTGAATCTGTTTTCTTTTGTTTATCTTCAGCAACTTTTGTAGCAGCCTGTAACTGTACACCCATTTCTTTAAGATCAAGCTCACGATTTTTAATCGAAAGCTCTGCTGCATCTTTGGTAGCCGTCATTTGAAGTTTCTGTTGATCAAGATCGAGTCTTGCACTTTCCAACAGAAGATTTTGATTTTCAAGAGACTGTTCATCTGCTTTACCCATATTAGCCTGTAGAATTTCTTCAGCAGCGTCAATGGATAATTGACTGAGAACTTCAGGAGAAGCTTGACCATCTTTAGGCATAGATACCTGCATAAGACCTGACAACTGTTCTTGATACTGTAAGACCATATGCTGTTGTATATTAGCCTGAAGAACAGGAACGGCTGGAGCCATCATCTCTGTCTTTCCTAAAGTTGGATCATCTATAAATGCTGTTTTAATAGCAATATGAGCAGCGTGATCCTGTTGAGGAAAAGCTTGAATAGGTCTTCCTTTTACAACCAAATCAATGTCCGTTATTGGATCATGTGGTTCTGGTGGTGTTTCAGGTGTAAAAAATCTATCTGCATTCTGAATATTAGCAGCCTTCAGGATTGATTTGTGGACTTCGGGGAGGTTGTACATTCCTTGTGGAGCTTGAGAGGATAACTGTAAGACCATCTGTGCCATAGATAACCTGTGAGCAGCAGAGGGGATATTAGGATCAGATACAGGGATAACATCAATACGCCCATCAAAATCAGACTTAAATACAGAAGTAGTGATGTTAGGTACGTCATAAGGGTATTCATCAGGTAAGAACTCAAAGTTAATTTTTGAAAGAATACGAAACTCATCACGCTGGCTCTTATGTAGTCGTTTATGAATTGCACTGAAGAACTTAGCGGATGACTCTAAAAGAGCCATTGTAGTTCCAACGGGTCCGTAATTAGAAGACTCATTTACAATTTGTTCTGTACTATCTGCAAACTTCTGTCCAGCTGCTGTCATAAATGTAAGCATGTTATACAGAGTTTGAGAAGGTTCTTTGTATGGTAATGGTACAATAGACTTCTGAAGATCCAAACCTGTAGCTTCTACTTCACGGAATTCACCGGGAGCGATAGGATCATTTCCCCCTACAACACGAACACCACGAGCTTTAAAACCACCCGGCAAGTTAGAGAACTGTCCTGCATCAACAAGACTTCTCAGGGCAGATGTTGCACTCATAGTCAAGTTACCAAGCAAATGGATAAGACCTATACCATAAAAACCAAATCCCGGTACAAACTTGTAATGGGTAAAGTAAGTTTGTTTAGCTTGTGTTATAT